GGTATTATATGAGAACTAAATTTGAAATAAAAGATAATAGACCATTTAGTGTAAAAGCTAAATCGTTTGGACAAAGCATGTTGTTTTGGAGAGGTCGTAAAAAAGGTATAATTCATACTCGTTATTAATCCACAAGCTGACGTTCCAACTGTTCCAGCTTGGGTATCCTTCGTATGGTCTAGCCATGCTTAAACTCCTCTAGTTCTATGCCCTTCTTTACACCTTGCAGATACGACAGCATCTGTCTATATGGTATCCTATGCACTACTATATGCGAACCTTTGTTGCTTGTCAATGCCCACCCACCATAAATAGTGTTCAAGTCCAGTTCAAATTCAGTGTTCATCTTGTTATTAATTGTATCAAGATGGCTCTGTAATACACCCCTGCTTGCACTCATTGTCTCTACTCCTTGATGATTGACCTGATACCTGCACCTAGTGCTAGTACTCCGATAGTGTAGGCTACTAGTGTAACTGCTCCACTGTCCCAATAGATATCGTGTCCTGCCATGTATGTCAATAGCGTACCTGCTACCACACACATTAATGTTAAAGCTTTCTCAATCATAGCCCATATCCTCTCTGAAATTTTGATATAAATCTAGATAGGCTTGCTGTATTGCGTCAGTTAATACGTTATGCCTGTCTACTACATAATCGGTAAACTCTTTTAGTTCCGACCTATCCATTTCTGGATTTACACGATACCTACATTCTTGGCGTAGGTTTTCCAGTTCAATATAATTCATCACCTTATCCAATCCCATGTATTCTGCGCCATGCTACCCATGTGATAGCTTGCATCTCAAAGGCTTTCAATGCTCTACCATTAAGCCTGACTTTCTTACCTGCCTGTACGTACTCGTCCTGTAACTGTGCATATTCTTTTTTACCTATGCTTATGCTACCTGTCAAGCCTTCTCGTACACCATACGCTATGTTACGTGCATGTCCATCAATGGTACACCCATCATAACCCATAATGTTCTTAAAGAAACTGATAATCTTTTGCCCATTGAGAATGTCTATTACACCTGCATCATCATGTGGCATGGCATCTAGTATAGACCACCCTTTTGCCTTCATAGTGTGATACGTACTTACCTTGAAGCTGTCTATACCATCACCATTGGTATAAGCTTGCACCATGTCACGTGTATTCTGCACGTTACGTTCCCACCTATTGTTAGGTGACAAGGCCGCACATACACCCACCACTATGTGCAATGGTACGTCATAGTCTAGAGCAATGCGATTGCACTCTGCTAGAGCCTCTGCATACCATACAACACCGTCACGTTTTTCTTCTGGTGTTGCTAGTCTATAGATTGATATAATGTTTTCTACTGTCATAGCTATCTACTCCTCTTAACTATACACAAGGCACAATGCCATGTTAAAGCATTGTCCCCTGTACTGTCAAGCCTTGTCTAACTGGCTAATGAAGCGACCTTTTACATCACGCCCACCCACTGACAAGAAACCCTTGTTACTTGAGAAAGTACCCTTGCGCTTGTATCTGCTAGTAGTACGTCTAAACTGTACTTGCGCTGGCTCTACGATTGTAATAACGGTTTTCATATTCTTGAATTTTGCCATTGTTTCTACTCCTCTGGCTATACAGGCACACCATTATGCCTTGTATATAGTTAAGGATTGCTGACGCTTGCATTGCATGGCGGCATTGTGTTGCCCTTCTCAACCATGATACAAGGATATCTCTATCACCTTGTCAGCTTTGGTTAGGGTACGTGTCCAACCGTACTTAGTCTGGCGGCCTAATCCACCGTTGGCAATGGTCATGGATACTCTTTATCAGCGCATCATTGCCTAAATCGCATTTTATTAAGTCTTCTGTCTTGCCCTATCTGGTTTTTGTTTTCCTCTTCTGTCTTCTCATGTTCTAAATCGTTACATATTCTGTTTAGTCTGTCAAGCTTGTTAGAGTGTAGCTTGTCACTTTGTCTTAAATGGTCTAGCAAGGTTAGTCTTACTGCTCATGCTCTTTCTTTTGACCTATCAGCTTATGCCCTAACACCGAATTCCCTAGCTGATGTCTAATCCTACCACGATAATAAAAACTAAGTAAAGATTTATTTTGCATCTTTCCACGATACGGAAAGAATAGATAAAGAATTTAGGACATTATATAGTATCAGCAAAAAATAGATAGAGAGAGACAGACACATGTTGCAAATATGTCACACAATGTGGCACATTTATCACAGGGGCAGCAGCATGTGTTACATTTATAGCACAGTGTTGCAAAAGTGTCACAGGGGGTCGCGCGCTTTCCATATTATTATATACCCTCTCAGATTTTTTTACCAATTTTACACCTAATACACCCTGTCACAATTATGTCACACACTTCTAACCGTCACATAAGCATTGTTTAACATACTATACCCTACTATGTAGTATTTTCTTTACTTATTACTACGAGTAGTGTATAGTATGTACAACAATGTACTACATACTATAACATGTTCTACATACTATACTATGTAATAGTTTAATCTTTCCCCTTAGGATGTAACTTTAGACTTCTATCCATCCAGAAGGTTCACTAGAACTAGTGCCAAAGTTAAGGTTTGACATGAACTTATCTAGTTCTGCATCTAGTAAATCATCCTTACGTATCTGTATCTCACTGTCAGCGTCTGCTGCCATCTGGTCTACCCAGTACTGCACAGCCATAGCGAGTACATCAAGTCTATCATCGTGAGCCAATGCACCACGTACCTTCATAATCCTAGTCATCTGATAGGTAAGCATGTACTTAACACCCTTATCAGGTGGCATGTGCTGCACACTGTCGTAGTCCTTCTGTACCACCTTAGGGTCTATTACTAACCTGTGCTGGTTCATAACAGGCTCTAGCGTGTCGATGATACGGCTTTCCTTCTGTGTATTATGTCTAACCTCTTCCATAGTGCATGGGTATGTCTTAAGCATGTAAGGCTTGAGTAGCTCAGTAAACATACCGTCACCAAAGTTACTCTCAATCAGTACCATGTTTACGCTGTGTATCTTTGCTAGGTCTGTTAAGTGCTGTAGCGTAGCGTCAGAGTATCCACCCTCAACACCACCACAGTCTACAACATACAGAAAACCGTTTAACATCTTTACAACTGCGTAAGCTGTTTCATCACTACCTCTACCAGAAGGGTCAATAGCGAGTACTGAGCCAGTATACTTAGCTCTACCTATTGTATCCTCTGGTGCATAGAACTTATCACCACTAAGACCCACGTTAGGAATGTCAGACACAGGCTTCATAATGCCATACACTACCTTCTCAGGTGCTGTATCCTTGTCACACGACATTACCAGTAAGTCGGATAGCTTAAGTGGGTACTTGTTCGCATCAGAAAGTGAAGTATCCAACATAAACTGCAAAGCAAAACCACTTCTACCATAACTTAGCTCTCTTTCTAGTAGGTCTTCGTCATCAAAGCGTTTAGCGTCCGTAGGAAGCCCGTACAGTGCTGTTCCTTCGTTCTGTAGTGCCTCATATAGTAAAGGAGCAAGACGGCCACCATACGCCTTCTCAGAGCGTTCTATGGTAGGGTATCTAGCTGGCCATACTCTCATGTCATAACCACGAGATAGTAGCACGTTGTACAAACTCATCTCGTTTTGAGGTGTACCCAAGTAGATAATCTTACCATCAGGCTTGAGAACAGCGTCAAACTCTTTGACAGTTTCTGCAAGCTTCTCTCGCATCATGTGTGTCATGGAGTTATTAGGTACTTCTACGTCATCTGCAATGATGATGTCAGCACGAGAACCTGTAAGCTGTCCAGTAACACCTACACTCTTTACAGAGGGGCTACCAGATGCTTTAGCTGGTGCAACATCAAAGGCAATCTTAGACCATCGTTGCCCATCTTTAGCAATCAGGTGTTGACATATAGGTAGTTCTGTGATAATACGCTGCGTAAAGGTAGAGAAGTCATCAGCACGTGCTTTAGATGCTGAGACAACCATAAACTTTAACTGTGGGTCTAGCAATAGCTGATGTACCACGTATGCAGCAGTAATGTAAGACTTACCTACACCCCGAAACGCCTCAATAA